GCACCATTGCTGCGATGATGGACACCGGCGACCTGGTTGCTGGCAACCAGCCCATGATGGAGCTGCCTGCCGAACAACCGATACCTGAGCAAATGCCTCCAATGGAAGGACAAATGTAATGAAAGCCGCTGATTTTGTTGGTGAGTTGTTCTTGGCTCGGGATGTGACCCACTCCGTGCATCTGAACACCCGCAGCTACTCCAAGCACAAAGCTCTCCAGAAGTTCTACGAGGGCATTATTGGGCTGGCAGACGACTTTGCCGAGGCCTACCAAGGCCGTCATGGCCTGATCGGGCCTGTGACGCTGCAATCGGCTCGCAAGACCACCAATGTGACCGAGTTTCTGCAAGATTCGCTCGATGCCATCGAGAAAATGCGCTACGAGGTCTGCGAAAAGACCGACACCCCCATCCAAAACATCGTGGACGAGATTGTTGGGCTTTACCTGTCCACCTTGTACAAGTTAAAATTCCTCGCATAATAGGAGCCATCATGGAACTCTTGAACCCCCTCTCCAAAGCCGACTTTGCGGCTCAAACTGCCTCCTATACTGGCACCGCTGGCAACACGACTGGCTGGAACGCCGGTCCTGAAGGCGTGATGGTGTGGTCTGACCAGCCCTGCTACGTCGAAGTCGGCGAAGGCGCTGTGGCAACGACCGCCAGCACCCCGATCCCGGCCATGACACCCATCCCGTTCAAGGTGCAGCCCACCGTGTCCGGCGTGTGGCGTGTGAGCGCACTGCAAGTGTCCACCGGCGGTACTGTGTACTGCAAACCGATCAACACCAAATGAGCTTCCTAGTCGCCCGCAACGCCATCGGCATTGGTCTGGGTGGCTTGGTGTCTCTCTTTGGTGGCCGAGGGTCTGAACAGGCCGTCGGCAATCTTCTCTGTGAAAATGGCGACAACCTCGTGCAAGAGGACGGTGGCCTCATCCTTCTGGGGTAAAACATGGCTGATAAGACCATTTCCGCATTGACCGCCGTCACATCGCTCGATGGCACCGAACCACTGCCGCTGGTCCAGTCCAGTACGACCAAAAAGGCTACCGTCAGCCAAGTGCTGACCGGCCAACTGGTGACCGAATCGGGCACCTCGCGCACCCTGACGGCTGCGGACAACGCCAAAATCATCTACTGCACCTCCGGCAGCGCGGTGACCATCACATGCGCTACGGGTCTGGGTGTGGGTTTTAACTGCACCATCATTCAAGGCGGTGCAGGTAAAGTTACTGTGGCTGCTGGTGCAGCTACTCTTGTTTCGTATTCGAGCCTGTTCAGCACGATGGGGCAGTATGCTGTCATTTCTCTTGTCAGCCCTGTGTCTGGTACTTTTGTGGCTGCTGGCAACTTGGGAGTCTAATATGTCCGTGTTCTTGTCCCCCGTCGGTGGTGCTGGCGCTCAGTTCTTCGACAACAACGGCAACCCTCTGTCGGGTGGCAAGCTGTACACCTACGCTGCTGGCACGACCACACCACAGGCTACCTACACGTCTTCCGCTGGTGCTACGTTCCACGCTAACCCCATCATCCTCGATGCTGGTGGCCGGGTGCCTGATGGCGGTGAGATTTGGCTGGCCGACAGCCAGATTTACAAGTTTGTCCTGAAGACCAGTGCCGATGTGCTGCTGGCAACTTGGGACAACATCACCGGCGTCAACTCCAACTTTGTCAATTACACGACTGAAACTGAGGTTCAAACAGCCACTGACGGCCAGACCGTGTTCACGCTGACCACGATGACGTATCAGCCAGGTACAAACAACCTGACGGTGTACATCGACGGCGTGAACCAGTACGAGGGCACCAGCTACGTCGAAACCAGTAGCACTGTGGTGACGTTCACCGCCGGTCTGCATGTGGGCGCAGAGGTCAAGTTCACCACGGCTGTGCAGACCACGGGCAATGCTGTCAACGCCTCGGTTGTGACATACGACCCCGCAGGCACGGGCGCAGTCGCCACCACAGTCCAAGCCAAGCTGCGTGAGACTGTCAGCGTCAAGGACTTTGGCGCTGTGGGTGACGGGGTGACGGATGACACTGTCGCTATTCAGGCGGCAATTGATGCTGTTGGTTCAGCGGGCACAGTTTTGTTTCCGCACGGAACTTATGGTGTAAGTGACGAATTGGTAATTGCTGCTGGAAACTCTGTGTCTTTGGTTGGTCAAGGTGAAAAAACCTCTGTTATTACATCTTTGCTTTCTTCTGATGAGTTAACAAAAGCTGTTGTCAGCTACGCTGGCACATCGGGAAGTATGTGCAAAAATGTGTCGGTTGAGAATTTGACCATCCGCGCGTATTACTTCGGATACGGCTTGAAAGCTGTCTATTGCTTTCCGAAATTCACGACTAAAAATGTTGATATTTTCAAAGCAAAACAGTACGGTGCGTATTTCGAGGAGTGCTGGACATCCAGTCATTACGATTTGAATGTTGATGGTGACAACCAAACTTCAACATACGGAATTTATGTTGTAAACGCAAACAATGTAGTGTTGTACAACCCCCGTGTCTACAACATGGTTGGGTCTGGGCAGTCAACCGGGATCGGCGCAACAAGTGCAGAATCGTTTGCAATCTATGGCGGCGACGTTGAAAATTGCCCACGAGGGATATACGTTACGCTTGGGGGAACATTTGACGGCCCCGTCACAATTCAGGATGTGTATTTCGAGCCACGAAATATGCAGCCGTTTGATGCTGGTCAACCGAACGATCACATCAAAATTCTTGGCGATAGTTCCGGTAACGGTTCTGTAACGGTTCAAGGCTGCTTGTTCCAAGCTGGAAGCGGAACTGTACCAATTGCTTACAACGGCGTAAGCGCACAAAACCTAGGCTCGCTGAACATGATCGGTAATACTTGGCAAAAGGCCAAGTACACCACTGGTGGTCAAGGAGAAAACTATTTCATCGACGTTGACGCTACAGTCAAACGTGTCAATGAGATCGGCAACACTCTTATTTCCACGTCTCTTGGCAACATTCGGCAAATTCCGTCAACAACTGTTGCGGTTCAGCTAAATAGCCAAGACAGTGGTACAACAACTTCTGTTGTGGAAAGCCTTTCAACAGGTAATGAAATTTTTGGATACAACGAGGGTAGTTTTACACCAACCATTACTGGCGGCGATTACACGTTTCCGCTGAATCGTGCAAAAGGCGCATTCACACGCATTGGGAATCGCGTGTTTGTTGACATTGACCTATACATGGACGCTGTTACCGCGCCAAGCGGTTCTACTGATGGAGATGCGTATATTGGAGCGCTTCCGTATGCGTACAACAAAGTAAACGACAACGATCCTGCTGGCGGCATCATTCACTACAAACAATTGTTCTTGACTTCTGCACAGCAATTGTCGATCCGCCTTGACGACACCGCAACAGCGTTCCGTATCTATAAAACTATGGCAACGGCATACCCAGACACAAGTAATTTTGCGCAAGCGTCAGACTTCATTGCAAACAGTCGAATCCGTATTTCGTTCAACTACACGACAACGGCTGCAATATGATCACTCCTTCTTTTGGTTTAACTGCTACTGAACGGGTACTGCCCAAATTGGCGCTTGACTTTACAACTGCCAGCTTGGATAGCCGCATTACGTTCACAAGAACGACTGACGCTACACACCCTGCTTCGTATGTAAACAGCAGCGGCACTCTTGCGTATGCGTCCAACAACGCCCCCAGGTTTGATTACGACCCTGTAACACTGGCTTGCAAAGGTTTGCTGATTGAGGAATCGCGCAGCAATTTATTCCCAACCAGTGTCAACCCAACGTACAACTACTCTGCCACAACGATTGTGACAAACAGCGCAACAACTGCGCCAGATGGCACATCAGATGGTCAATCACTTGTTCCAAACACCACAAACACATCGCATTTGTGTGATCGGTATCAGTCAATGGGTACAACTGGCGCATTTACGTTGTCTGTGTACTTGAAGGCAAATGGGTATTACAAAGGGCAATTGCGGCTTGCTGTGTCAGCAGGTGGGTTTGGTACTGACTTTGATCTAAACGCAATCACCGTAGCTAATACGACAGCCGGAGCCACAGCTTCCATTGTTGACGCAGGTAATGGATGGCGCAGGTGTCAGATTACAGCAACAATGGCTGGAACGTCAGGGCCAACCCAGCGCGTCCAGTTGTACAACAACAGCGGCAGCGCGTCTTTTGCTGGTGATGGGACATCTGGTATTTATGTTTGGGGGTTTCAACTCGAAGCAGGAGCCTTCGCCACCAGCTACATCCCCACAACCACCGCAGCCCTGACCCGCAATGCTGATGTGGCTACGATGACGGGGACAAACTTCAGCGATTGGTTTAATGCGTCTGAGGGGACTTACGCTTGCGAGTACCAAGTAGCGCAATACAACGCAGCATTGGCGCAAATGGTTTTGTCATCTGGAAGTGCTGCTGCGATTGAAACATACATGGCTTGCAACACCAGCAATGTCAATCAATTTACTGTTGCTAACACAGCAAACCAAGCAAACTTTGGATCGCTCGGCGCGGTTACTTTGAACACACCAGCCAAAATTTGTGGGTTCTATAAAGCCAATTATTTTTCCGCTGCTGGTAATGGAACTACTTCAGGAGGCTTGGATACGTCCGGTACTGTACCCACAATGAACAAGTTGGTTTTTGGTGCTCGCAATGACGGCGCACGTCCGCTTAACGGCCATATTCGCACTGTTGAGTATTGGCCGTTTACTTTGACGACAAACGAAATCTTGGCTTACTCTAAGCCGTAAGGAACAAACATGGCATTAACCAAAGCAACATATTCAATGGTATCCGGTGCTCCGTTCAACGTGCTGGATTACGGTGCAGATTCCACTGGCGCAACCGACAGCACCGCCGCCATCAATAGCGCCATCACTGCCGCAAATGCAGCAGGCGGCGGCGAAGTCTATTTCCCGTCAGGTTTGTATTTGATTGGAACAACGACACATGTTGTACTTCTGTCAAACGTCACTTTGACTGGTGACGGGCTTTCTTCCAAGATTAAATTGGCAGACAACACTCCCATTTCCGCATCACTTTCTGCAATCACCGCAGCCAGTCGAACAAACATCGCAGTAAAGAACTTGTACTTGGATGGTAATCGGGCAAACCAAGTCAATCTCGTGGGATTGTTAAGAATCGACACTTGCACTGATGTTGAGGTGTCCGAAAACACATTTGTAGATTGCAACAATGTTTGCGTATACTTTGTTAACGGCACTAGCCGAGTTCTTTGCGTCAACAACACAATGATTGACTCAAATGGCACAAACATCAAGTTAGGTCATGAAAACACTGATGTTGTGATTGACGGCAATGTGCTGGTTGATACTGGCACATACGCAGCGCATTCTGACGGGTTCATCATGACTCGTTTTGGCACAACGGGTCAAAAGAACATCGTCATATCCAACAACACCATGCGCTCGCCTACGGGTTCTGGCTTGGTGCTTGGTATTTGGTTGCGTTCCGGTAACAACATCACCATTAGCGGCAACGTTTTGGAGATCGCGGACGCCGTGGGTGTTCAGGTGCAAGCCGAAGCCGATATGCACGATCTATCAATTGTTGGTAATGTCATTAACTGTGCGGCGGCGATCAACATCCAAGACTCTAGTGCTGGACAAGACATTGTTAGATTGACAATTAACGGAAATTCATTGAGCAGTGTGAACTCCACAGCAATTTACGCAGCTCCTGTATACGCCAGCACATTTTCCGAGGTATCAATTACTGGAAACACTATCAACACAACAATGAATGGCGCGGCTGATAAAGGTATTCAGCTTACATCTGAGGGTGCTGTTGTTTCCAATAACACAATCAACATGACTGGATCGGCTGCTGGGGACGGCATTAGTGTTGCGTCTGCGTTGGTAAGCATCACTGGCAACAATATCAACATGGGTGGTGTTGGGAGCCGTGGAATCATTACTTTTGGTAGTTATAACAACATCACTGGCAATATTGTCAAAGGAACCGCCAGTTACGGTATTCGTTGCGATGCCGCTACCGACTATGTTGCAGTTGTTGCCAACGTGCTTAATTCTTGCACCTTAGGTGTTTTGAACGGCGGCGTCAATTCCATCACAGCAAGCAACATCGCATAACCGATCTTGCACCCAGTGGTAAACTGGGTGCATAATCAAAACTGTACTGGCCCAGTTGACCAGGGAATCTCAGGATTCAACCAATGACTGATGAAGTCCAAAACCTAGCGGAAGTAGACTCCGCGCCAGCGCCCGAGGTGACGGCCACCACGGAAAACGCAGTACAAGCGCCGGAAGTCGCTGAACAGAGCAACGAAACAGCAGAGGAAAAGAAGTTCTCCCAGGCTGACCTCGATGCGATGATCGGCAAACGCCTCGCAAGAGAGCAACGTAAGTGGGAACGCGAACAACAGGCCAAGCAAGCAGAGATGCAAGCCAAAGCCCGAGTTCCGGCAGAATTGCCGCCAGCGGACCAGTTCGAGACACCTGAAGCCTATGCGGAAGCACTGGCCGAGAAACGTGCTCAAGAGCTGATTGCGCAACGGGAAGCTGCCAAGCAGCAGGCTGTGATCATGGAGCAGTACCATGACAAGGAAGAAGAAGTGCGCGGCAAGTATGACGACTTCGATCAAGTCGCCTACAACCCGAACCTTCCGATCACCGACGTTATGGCTGAAACGATCCGCGCCTCGGAGATTGGTCCAGAGTTGGCTTACCACCTCGGATCGAACCCCAAGGAAGCCGAACGCATCGCACGACTGTCGCCCTTTTTGCAGGCAAAAGAGATTGGGAAGATTGAGGCCAAGTTGGCCGACGCTCCTCCAGTCAAGAAAACCTCGTCTGCACCCGCACCGATCTCCCCGGTGACGGCTCGCGCAACGAACACTGGTGTCGTAGACACCACCGATCCTCGGGCTGCAAAGACCATGAGTGATTCGGAGTGGATCGAAGCCGAACGCCGCCGTCAGATCGCCAAGATGCAGGCACTCAAAAACCGCTAACTTTAGGAAATCATCATGGCAAACAGCCTTCTTACCATTGACATGATCACCCGCAAGTCTCTCGAAATCCTCGAGAACAACTTGGTGATCACCCGCAACGTGAACCGCCAGTACGACGACAGCTTCGCTGTTGAAGGCGCCAAAATCGGTTCTACCCTGCGTATCCGCCTGCCCGACCGCGCTCTGGTGACTGACGGTGCCGCCCTGCAAGCTCAGGACGACAACGAACAGTACACCACCCTGACTGTGGCTTCCCAGAAGCACGTTGGCATCAACTTCACCTCTGCCGAACTGACCATGCAGTTGGACGACTTCGCAGAGCGCGTGTTGAAGCCTCGTATCAGCCAGTTGGCCTCCACCGTGGACGCTGATGTCGCTAACGCATTCAAACAGATCGGCAACAGCGTTGGTACCCCCGGCACCACGCCCGCCACCGCTCTGGTGATGCTGCAAGCCCAGCAGAAACTGAACGAGAACGCCGCCACCATGTCGCCTCGTTACCTGACCGTGAACCCTGCCGCTAACGCTGCTCTGGTGAACGGCCTGTCCGGTTTCTTCAACCCCACCGACGTGATCTCCCGCCAGTTCAAGAACGGCATGATGGGCGAGCAGGTTCTGGGCTACGAAGAAGTCAACATGAGCCAGTCCATCAAGTCGTTCACTTGCGGTACCCGTGACGCCACCGGCGGCACTCTGTCCGCTTCCGTGTCGGATCAAGGCGCTACCACCATCGCCATCACCGGCGCTGGTAACGGCGACACCGTCAAGATCGGTGACGTGTTCACCGTGGCTGGCTGCTACGCTGTCAACCCCCAGACCCGTGAGTCCACCGGCTCTCTGTTCCAGTTCGTCGCTCTGGCTGACGTGACTCTGGACGGCTCTGGCGCTGGTAGCATCACCGTGGCTCCGATCTACACTTCTGCCAACGCCCTGGCTACCGTGGACTCGTTCCCCGCTTCCGGCGCTGCTGTTGTGTTCGTTGGCGCTTCCGGTTCTACCTACGCGCAGAACATGGCCTACCACAAGGACGCCATCGCCTTCGCTACCGCTGACCTGTTGCTGCCCCAGGGCGTTGACATGGCCAGCCGCGCTGTCCACAATGGCATCAGCTTGCGTGTGGTTCGCCAGTACGACATCAACAACGACCGTATGCCGTGCCGTGTTGACGTCCTGTACGGCTACAACACGATCCGTCCGCAGATGGCCGTCCGCATGTGGGGCTAATCTGAAACCGGGGGCCTCGGCCCCCATTTTCTGAACTCATTTTTCAAAGGAAATTATCATGGCTCTCCCTAACGGTGGTGGTGGTTACCAACTCGGCGACGGTAACCTGAACGAACTGACTATGGGTTACAGCTCTGCTCCGCAGACTGCAACCGCAACTGCAACCCTGACTGCTGCTCAAGTTACTGGCGGCGTTCTGGTTGCTGATCCCAGCACCTCTGCTGCTACCTACACGCTGCCCACAGCCGCTGCTATCGACGCAGTGCTGACCAGCGCCAAAGTCGGCAGCACGTTCCAACTGAACATCGTCAACAAGGGCACCTCTTCTGGCGCCGTTACCTTGTCGATGGGCACTGGCCTGACCGACGGCGGCAACGCTGCTGTCGCTGTGGCCGTCACGTCCAGCGCTGCTTTCCTGTTCCGCAAGACAGGTGACGCAGCTTGGTCTGTGTACAAAATTGCCTAATTTTTAGGCTGACCTGAAACGGGGCTTCGGCCCCGTTTTCACATGGAGATTCACATGAACGTCGTACTCGTACACCCCATTCATGGCGCTAAAGTTGCAACCAACGAATTGGAACTTGAGCAGGATGAAAAAAATGGCTGGACGCGCTACAATGCGCCTACGCCTGTCGAAAAACCGACTGAAGCGGCACCCGAGCCGGTGGCTGAAGCGCCCAAGCGCAAGTACACCCGCAAAGTGACCGAACAACCTATCGAACAGCCCAACGGCAGTGAGCCGGTAAGCGACGAATCCGAAGGAAACTGAAATGGCTACGACCGCTGGCGATCAAATTAACCGGGCACTGCGCCTGCTCGGAGTCCTTGCCGAGGGTGAAACGGCGTCAGCGGACACCTCGCAAGACGCGCTGGTTGCGCTCAACCAGATGATCGACTCGTGGAACACGGAACGTCTGTCCGTGTTTTCGACGCAGGATCAGATTTTTAGCTGGCCGTCTAGCGAGATCAAGCGCACTTTGGGTCCAAGCGGTGATTTCGTGGGCAACCGCCCAGTGCAACTGCTGGACTCGACGTACTACATCGCCCCCAGCGGCGTGTCGTATGGCATCAAGTTCATCAACCAGGACCAGTACGACGGCATCGCTGTCAAGACGGCGACCTCGACGTTTCCGCAGGTGATCTTTGTCAACAACACGTACCCTGACATTGAGATGTATGTCTACCCCAAGCCGACGCAAACGCTTGAGTGGCACTTCATCTCTGTCGAAGAATTGACACAGCCTGCCACGCTGGCAACTGAGCTGCATTTTCCGCCGGGTTACATGCGGGCGTTTGCCTACAACCTGGCGATGGAGATCGCGCCCGAGTTTGGCGTTGAGCCGTCCCCGCAGGTGCAGCGCATCGCCATGACCAGCAAGCGCAACTTGAAGCGCATCAACAACCCTGACGATGTGATGTCGATGCCCTACGGTATCGTGGCGAACCGTCAGCGCTTCAACATCTACGCCGGTAACTTCTGATGAAGACGCCCATCCTCGGTTCAACCTATGTGGCCCGCAGTGTCAACGCTGCGGACGCTAGGATGATTAATTTGTTTCCAGAAATTGTCCCCGAGGCGGGCAAGGAGCCAGCGTTCCTGAACCGTGCCCCCGGCCTGCGCCAGCTCGCGTCTGTCGGCCTTGGCCCGATCCGTGGCCTGTGGGCCTATGGCGGTTACATGTACGTCGTCAGCCGCGACAAGCTCTACAAGGTGGACACCGACTACAACGTGACGACCATCGGCACGGTGTCGGGCACCAGTGGCCCGGTCAGCATGGCTGACAACGGCACACAGCTCTTTATCGCCTGCAATGGCCCGAGCTACATCTACAACGCCACGACCAATGCGTTTGCCCAGATCACCGACGCCGATTTCCCCGGCGCCGTGACCGTGGGCTATCTGGACGGCTACTTCGTCTTCAACGAGCCGAACAGCCAGCGCATCTGGGTGACGGCCCTGCTGGACGGTCTGAGCATCGACCCGCTGGAGTTCGCCAGCGCCGAGGGTGCGCCCGATGGCGTGGTCGGCATCATCGTGGACCACCGCCAGCTTTGGGTCTTGGGCACCAACTCGGTCGAGGTCTGGTACGACAGCGGCAACGCTGACTTCCCGCTGTCGCGCATCGAAGGTGCGTTTAACGAGCTGGGCTGCGTGGCCCCGTACTCGATTGCCAAGATGGACAACGGCCTGTTTTGGCTGGGCCAAGACGCCCGTGGTCAGGGCATCGTCTACCGGGCCAACGGCTACACCGGCTCTCGCATCTCGACCCATGCTATCGAGTGGCAGATTCAGCAGTACGGCAACCTGACGGACGCCATCGGCTACACCTACCAGCAAGATGGGCACAGCTTCTACGTCCTGACGTTCCCCGAGGCCAATGCCACTTGGGTGTACGACGCAGCGACTCAAGCGTGGCATGAACGCGCAGGCTTCTCCAATGGCGAGTTCACCCGCCACCGCAGCAACTGCCAGGTCTTCTTCAACAATGAAGTGATCGTGGGTGACTACGAGAACGCCAACATCTACGCCTTCGATCTGGATGTGTACAGCGACAACGGCGCTATCCAGAAATGGCTGCGCACCTGGCGAGCACTGCCCACAGGCCAAAATAACCTAAAGCGCACGGCGCACCACAGCCTCCAGCTCGACTTGGAGTCGGGCGTGGGCCTGAACCTCGGCCAAGGCAGCGACCCGCAGGTCATGCTGCGCTGGAGCGATGACGGCGGCCACACGTGGTCCAACGAGCACTGGGTCAGCATCGGCCGCATCGGTGAGTACGGCAAGCGCGTGATCTGGCGTCGTCTGGGCATGACCCAAAAGCTGCGCGACCGTGTGTACGAGGTGTCGATGACCGATCCGGTCAAGATTGCCATCATGGGCGCCGAACTGCTGCTGAGTCCGACCAATGCCTAATCCGATAGCCGTACCAATCACACCTCCTCGGGTTGCGTTCATCGACCCGAGGACGGGTACTGTTTCGCGTGAATGGTACATGTTCTTTTTGTCGCTGTACCAAGTGTCCGGCGGCACAGGTGTGTCCGTGGACGACTTGCAAAAGGGACCGCCGCCCGTCACGATTGATGAGGTCAACGGCCACACGACCAACAAGATTCACGAGCTGCTGGTGACGCCCTCGCAGGACGGCCTGCTGGCAATGATTGCCGAGCTGCAAAAGCGCGTCAATGATCTGGAGTCAGCCGCTGCCCAGCCCCAGCTTGGCACGATGGCGCCGATGAACAAAGACTACATGGACTTCATCGGGTTCAACCAGAACGCCGGTGTGTCTGTGCAGCCAGGCCAGATTGCTTGGAACAGCGGCGATGGCTGCCTTGACATCGGCATGGGCTACGACAGTGTGGTCTTGCAAACCGGCATGGAAATGGTCTACCGCATCAAAGCCAGCGCAGCCATCACTGACGGCCAGTGCA